CAAATCAACGATAAGAAGTTTTACCTTTTCAGATTGAAGAAAAGAAAAGAGGATTGGACGGATAATGGTGATCATTGTTCAAATAGGGGGTAAAAAATTTAATTGCTTGTAATGCCATACACGACAATATTAATAAAACCACTGTTAGCGTTAGCGTCACTACTGTTAATAGTTTCAACAGTAAATGAAGCTTGATTAGAACTAACTGTTGCACTGCCTACTTTAGTCATTGGCTGAGAAGAAGTTGCTACTACACAAAAATCATTACTAGATGCAAACTCAAGATCACTATCTAATGTAACTGTGTAATTACCAGTAGAGTTTCTAACAATACTAGCAATGTTATTTGACTGTCTAATAAGTTCTGCACTGCCACTATAACGTGCCCATGCTATTGCACCGAGCGCTTGCCAGTCATTACTGCTGCGGACAGTGGTTTTAGTTCTTATAACACCAGTAGTCTTGTTTACGTGTACTGAGCCTTTACCGCGTCCAGACCCAGGGGTTGATGTACTTTTTTCAAGTACAAGTTCATTAACATTGACTGTGTTTGTGTAACCCCTAATATCAGGCTGTTCAAATCTGAGATTATCATTAGTGCTGTCAAGAGCGGGACCAGTTCTTGTAGTTGCACTACGAATTTGAACACCGCGAAAAGCGCCAAAGTATTGCGCACTAGAACCAGTAGCACTGACGATTTTTTCAGGACCATCGACAACAGTCAGATTGCTGCAGTTGATAGCGTCGAAACAACTACTTACAATCTTAAATACATTCTCAGTAAGCGGAGAAGATCCACCAAAACCTGTTACTTGGATATTAGAAAAACTAACATTACGGCAACCATTGTGAAGGTGAATCAAGCCAACGTCACCGGTACTACCTGGACCGGAAGCTCCAAACGCACTGGCTTGTACGTAACCATCAACATCAGACAGAGCAGTGTCGTTTCTTCCGTCGTTAAAAGTGATGTTGCTAACTAAGACACCATCATAATTACCGACTTCAAAACAACGCTCAGGGTTTTTAGTGGCTGCGGTAAAGTTGTTGTTGGAGTCACGTTCGTAGTAGCTAAAAGTGGCAGGCGCAATAATCTGAACATTGCTGACAGAGATATTACGAGCCATTGGAGAAATACCGTCAGTACACACAACCTCTTGATCGGTGCCTGCGCCGAGAGTGACAGTGCCTGACGTATCATTTAGAAGATGATGAAAAGCATTGGTTCCGGTTCCTGAAATAGGTCCTTCCCAGCCTGTGTGATGAATTTCAATTGGCTCAGAGCAGTTGATAATCCTGCAGGCGTCGATCATGATGTTGTAGGGAGCCGGGAAGTATTCATGAGCTTTAACCTCAATACCCGACATACACTTGATCGCAACCGAGTTAGTTAGGATAATGTTTCGAGAACCATCATCAATCTCAAAACCATTGTTATTACCTCCTCCGGTATCACTGTAACCTCCATGCGGGCTTTCAGATCTACAGCCAGTAATTAGTACATCAGAACAATAGTGAGTCGTTAAGTTATCGTCTCCAGCACCTTTAAAATAACAGTTTTCAATAGTAATGTACTGAGCACCGAAAACTTCTGTACCGCTGATATTGGGCAGTACAGGCATCTGAAGCCACTTTTGTTGCGTTGTAAGAGAATCTAGGTTCTTTTTAATTGGTGTAGAAATATCTAAGCAATGTCGAAAGCCATCAAGGAAACGGCAGTTGCGCATCGTGATGTACTTAGCATTTGCGATAGTGCAAGCATTCTTTTTATAGGCATCGTCTTGACTTGACTGTGTTCCTGAAACTGAATCCCTTCGATCATCATTAAAGTCGAAAGTAATGTTTTCAATTAAAACACGTTCAACTGGTGATATTGCATTAGCACTACCAACAGTAGACTTACCAACGTTTGCTACTGACCAACTTCGGTGAGTACTGGCAGGCATGGTAATAGTTACATCACCTTCACCACGGATAATTGTGTCGCTTTGATCAAAAATAATTGTTTGGGAAACAGAGTAAGTACCTTTTGGAAAGATCAAAGTCTTACCAGCTGCTGCTGCAATAGCAGCTGTAATGGCTGAATAGTCATCAGTAGAACCATTACCCGTAGCACCAAAATCTTTTACCGAAAAAACTTCTTTTAATTTTGTATAGACATTACGTGCAACAGCACCAGTGCCGTCCTGAGTGAAGTCGCTAAGGGTTCCAGCCGGACCTTGAGGACCTGTTGCACCTTGAGGGCCTTGAGCACCTGTTGCACCTGTTGCACCAGTGTTCCCTTGAGGTCCCTGAGGACCAGTTGCACCCTGTGCACCAGTGGCACCTTGAGGACCTTGGGCTCCAGTAGCCCCCTGGGGACCGGTAGCTCCATCAGCTCCATCAGCGCCATCTGCACCGTCTGCACCTGCTGGGCCTTGTGCTCCTGTTGGACCTGCAGGGCCAGTAGAGCCGGTAGCTCCCGTTGCACCTGTTGGACCAGCCGGACCAGCCGGACCTTGAGGACCCGTGTCACCTTGAGGACCTCTCTCTCCCACAGTGTTGTTATCTAGTTCTTGCTGACGAAAAACTACTTGTTCAAAGTTGTCGTTAATACTGCTGGCACTAATAAAAGATCCAGTGTAGAAGTTGTTTCGTGGACCTGAATCAATATCAGTATCACGATAGATCTTGATGGCTGCTCCCGTTGCTGGGATATGACCAGTCAAAAATCGAATAGAGGTGGCAGTGTCAAATTCGTAGTGAGTGTCTTCAGTTTTTACGACGTCGTCAACAGAAACCTTGACGTCCGCCTGCAAAATGTATGGAAAGGTGAATGTAAAAGATGGACCGTTGCTATTTGATTTTGTATACGAATTTTCAGTTGTTGCCATTGTTTCCTTAATTAAAGGTTTTAGTATTTAATACAAGCAAGAAGAGCAACGTTGCGCGGACGCGCCTCAGAACCGCCATCGGTTGTCATCGTAGTTGTAACAGTTATTCCGGTTGTAGCACTGCTGGTGTTGAAATTCTGCTCTCTAACACGTTCATCAGGAGCACCACCATCATCAGTGTGACCACCGATGTCTCTCGCAGCTGACACACCGTGGTTGTGCCCAGGATCAGTGACAGTTGATGTTGCTGTGTGGTCATGTTGTCTATTTTGATCACCTTGTGCAGTTCCAACAGCACGATTATTATCTACACCACGGCCGTCATCAAGACCACGAATAAACTCACCACGAAGATCAGGTAGAGTTGCACCAACCAGTGCGTAAAGAGCAGCAAAGTTAGCAGTAACACCTTGTACTGTTCCAGAACCATTCGGAATGGTGTCGCCATTACACTTCAAATAACCAGAAGGTATAGAAGAGGCGGCAAAATGAAAAACAGCACCAGTAGGTACAAACCCGTTATTACCAAAGACTTTAGCTTCAGTGATTACATTATCATCAATATCATTTGTACCGATAGTAGAAGATGATGCACTTGTAAGTCGACCCTGCTGATTAACAGTAATATCAGCAAGTGTATAACTACCAGGGACTACTGAAGTGTGTGAAAGTTTATTATCTGTTACAGAATCATCAGCAAGTTTGACAGTCACTAATGAACCATCAGCAACATCACCGGCAGTGAGGCTTGAAATATTTCCCTTTAGTTCTTGTGCGATATAAAGGAATCTGTTTACCGCATCGTTCAAGTCATCAGCCTTGATTGAGCTACCAGTATTAAAGACGATCTTATTGTTAGAGTCGTCAGTAACTCGGTAGATACGGATTTCTACACCGTTACCTGGAGCAGAGTTGAAACGCAGGGTGGTTGCGTTAATTAGTGAAAATGCTGTTGTACCTATATCGTCAAGTGATACTCGAACATCGGCAACAGCAAGGTATGGAAAAGTTAGGGTGTAGTCAGTAGTACTGCCATCCCCTGTGTATGTGTTTTGTGTTGTTGCCATTATTTGTAGATTCCAAGTACGGTATTGATCTGATCTGTGTCACCACGTTCTGAGAACTCAGCGACAGCATCTTGACGGTACTGCTGCATACGAATCTCTTCTGCATCAGTAAGCTGGGATTCAGCACGCTTACGTGCCTGCATCAGTGCCGCGTTAATTTGTCCATGCAGATTGTTCCACCTACGGTGGTCAACAATGCCATTAGACGCAGCCTGTGCTTCTCGGTAGGATTTAACAAAGTCTTTGTTGTCGTTCATAATCCTTTGCAGATCACGAGCAAACTCACCTTGGGTACCCATAATTTCATATAGTTCTGCACGCTGTGCAGGCGTGTACTCAACACCACGACCATTGGTCAGCATTGAAGGACGAGAGTCAAACTCCACATCAATCAAGAACTGCTCAAGATCAGTCTGTCCTCCATACACCTTCCAAGGACTAACAGCATTCCAAATACGATGGAAGAAGTTAGAAGGCTCATTGACCTTTTTACCTGTAATCCAGCTGTACTGGACAGCTAGGTCTCCTTTAGCAATAGGGTTCCGGTTAGCAATTAGATGATAGACGTCCTGTTCAACGACACGTAGTTCCGGGTGAATCAGACGTGCCATCTCATTACGCATACCAGACAGTGGTATGGCGGAGCTGCCAAAGCTTGCAGCCCACCGGGAGGCAGCTGCAGGGTTACCAGAGGTAATATCAAACAGAGGCTCAAGACCAGACATAAACGACTTACTGGTCAGGTGCGCACTCAACAGAAAGCCAAGGCGGTTGAAGGTGGTCTCTAGGTCATGACCGTCAAGAGAACCAAAGTTATCCATGACGTCAGCAGTGACAGCTAGCCAGTCAGTGATTGCACCGAGGTTGTCGTAGCTGTACCAGTTACCATCTAGACCCATATAAGTCCTAGGCTTAAAGTTAGCCTCACGACGGACACTGTTTGTCTGCGTATCAAAGTGACCAGTACCACGCAGTCTGCCAGCAGTAAACATGGCTCCAGCACCTAACACCGCAAGGGTGCCGATAGCTTTACGACCACGGATCTCTGCACGCAGCGTGTCAAAACGCTGGTCGGCATACTCGTCTACAGGAATACCTTTGGACTGAAGAATTTCACTAATCTCCTGGCGTGTGAATGCATGACGAGGCTTAAAGGCAATCTTGTTGTAGTCCCGTACAAACATACTGAATGGACTGTGCGTATCAGTGAAACGCATAACATTCAGGGATGTCTTAGGGAACATCAGGAATGGCTTAAGACCAGGTGCTCGGCTCAACATGTCACCCAGAGCATTAACAGCTGGTGTATCCATGTTCATGGCAATCTCTTTGGAAGCAAAAGAAACTGCTTCGTCAGTGACCTTACCGGTCTCATCAAACATCTTTTTATAGACTTCCTGTCGGATAGCCTGTGCACCAGCTTCGTCTAATGCCTTTGTGCCGTTGAGGGTGACTCGGTCAAATGCAGCACCACGTGCCTCAATGTTTGCAATCACGGAGTTAGTGAATCCGTCGAATGCAGCCATAGCATTCATGCCAAACTTAAGCAGTGGATGATTAGCCAAGTCATTCATTGCTTCAATGTGCTGATACATAACCATTGGACCTAGGTCACCGTTATCTTCAGCACTCTCAGCAAAGGCCTTATACAAGGTCAAAGCTTCATCATTCTTGCGTTGGAAGTCACTCTTATATAACCAGTCAACCTGACTTGGATCCTGTGAGGCACGGCGGAACACTTGTCCCATATACTTACCGGCTTGACCAAACGTCTCAGCAATAGCCTGGTACTGGTAGAAACCACGACGTAACGTCCGAGTATCACCAGCAGATAGTGCGCCAGCAAACGTTGCAAGCGGACGTTCAACCAACAATGCAATGTTGCTAGCCCCTGCTTTGAGGGGTGTAGACACAGCAGACAAGACAGAGTTGTAGATGTTTGACCAGACACCCTGCATAACCAATGAAGGGATCTGAGGGTTATTATCGATGAATGCTTTACTGATAGTTCCGCTACTTTCACGGATCCATTCATTCAAAGAACCAATGGTGCGTACGTTGCCATCAGTGACTTCATAAGCAAGCATTAACGGTCCAAGCATCTCAGGCCGTTCCTTTTGTACAGCACGTAAAGACGAAAGGATCTCGTTTGTCTCCTCAGTGACTTTGTTAAAACGTTTAAGTGTCTCTTCACGAGCTGATTCGACAGCATCCTTAGTACCTTTAGGTCCGAGCTGCCTAGCAGCACGCTTAGCCATGTTGAGGATTCCAAGACCACGACCAGATACATAACTACGTTGTGCTTTCTGAACCATCAGATATGCAAGACGATCTAGGATCTGTTCCTGTGCAGCAGCAACAGCTCCTGTGTCTTCCATCAAACGCATACCTTCAGCCATATCAGAAACCTGACCTGCAAATGATGTATCTACATAGGCCTGAGCCTTCATTAGATCCATATTTGCGAAGTCATCCATGTATTGCTTGATGGTTTTCATGACGCCGCGGTAAGCACCACCACTAAGAACGTTGACGCCTTCGAGTCGGTCAGTCTTGAACTCATCCAAGATACGCTTGAGATCAGGCACAGACTTGCCGTACAAGTCAGCTGCTAATGCTTCACCAGCATCATCGATTTCTTTGAAGGAGATGTATCCATCAGCTGTGTTATAGCCGTACTTACCTGCTTTCTTCAGCTCATCAGTCAGACCACGGAGAATCTGGAACCCATTTTCACCACCACTGGTGCTCCACTTGAGCATCCCGTCAGTCATTACACTGCCTAGACGTCCGAAGCTGGAGTCAAGGTTCTTATTTACACGTACAAGCTGGACGCTGGCATCAATGATCCCAAGATCATCAGCAGAACGTACGCCGCTCTCTTCATAGCCGTAAAGGTCATGAACACCCTTCTGAGGTGTGGGGTTGGTAACGTCGTAGTTATTAGCAAAGTTGTACCTACCAACATCATCAAGAGCAGTAGATCGTTTAGCAACAGACTTAAGAACCGCATCTTCAACAGGGTCATCAGAGACCATGTCAAGATCTAGGTTGTCATCAAAGTATTTCTGTGCAAGCTCATCTTCAGGAACCCAACGGGTTGCTTCTTTAACACCCTTACGACCACGCAGGAACTTAGCAGCACCTAGCAGAACATCACTAGCAAGGCCAAGACCAATGCCTTCATTACGGTTCTTAGACCGCACGACATCAGGGTGATCATCATCTAGTGTTGCCCAGTCGGGCGGGAAGATACCAAACAGGTTCTCGTTTTCAGGTGTGCTTAGCAGGTCACGGAGAGATGCTTGTAAGTTTTCATCCTCACCTTGTGTCTCGACAATAGAGTCGACCAAGGCACCAGAGCCTGCTGCTGCACCAGAGTTAGCAAAGAACTGGAAGAACTTGTCGTTGCCAAGTTTTTGCAATGCCTGTGCTTTCTTGCTGCCCTGTGCTGCTTTAGTAGCGGTAGCAGCATGACCAGCCTTACCTAGAAGGCCAACGCCTTTAGTAAACAGGATTGTAGGCAGAACAATAGAAGAGATCTCACGGAGTGCTTGGACACCTCTATCATTGAACTTAGGAATCTTTGGGATATTAACCCCAGGAATCAAATTAACTGTATCGACACCAAAGTCAATAACTGATGTAGGAATCGAGAGCACTGCTTCGGTGGTAGTCCGTGCAGCATCTCCAAGATCATATCCCTCTTGCCAAGGCATACTTTGATCTTGCTGTCCTTCATCTTCTTTAGGTGCTGCCTCAGCAGCGGCTTCAGGTTTAGATGTAGAAGGAGCAGGAGCATCCCCTTGAGGTTGCTCCGTTTCTTGCTCTGTAGGTTCAGGCTCTCCAATAGATGATTGAATACCTTGGAGTACCTGCTTTAACTTTTCATCGTCTACACCGCCAACCTGAGCACTCATGTACTCATCAAATTGGCTCATTAGTTAGTTGCAAATGAAGATCTAAAAATTGCAGGATCGTTAAGTGACACTTGACCATAACCATACTTAGTAGCAAGTTTCATGATCGAAGGGTAGTAATTAGCATTCTCTTCTGTTGCGCCAATTCCATACCTTTGAACCGTACCTGGTCCAGCGTTGTATGCATAAATAGCTGTCTTCAGGTCAAAACCATAGCTATCCATTAAATGACGCAGATAGCGTGCAGCACCATCAATAGCTGAATCAGTATTAAGTGGGTCAACACCCATCTGTCTGGCAGTACCAGGCATAAATTGCGCAATACCTGCAGCACCAGAACGACTGAGGGTCTTACCGCTGATTACATCAGGACGGAATCCACTCTCTTGTTCGAGTAAGGCTGTCAATACAGCAGGAGGAATGCCGTTAGCATCTGCTGCTTCTTTAATTTTTGGGCCAAAACCACCAGGCACAATAGAAGGTTCATACTCACGTGTCTCCGCAAAGCCACGGATGGACCGTTCAGGCGTCTGATGTTTATACAAAAGAGCCTTAGCTTGAGGAGAAACAGTATTATCTACGTATTCCAAAGAGGGCGGTTGAGGCATTGGAGGTAAATCCATTGCTTCTCTTGCTCGTTTAATAACTTCTAAAGGTGTATATCCGGTCTGACTAGCAACATAAGTAACGATGCCAGGCATCTTGAATCCGTTTCTAGCTATATCTTTATCCATCTGTTCAAACTCAGCCCTAGTCAGGATTGCACCAGGTGAATCAAGAATGCGTTCACCAATGGTTTGAAGCAACTGTGTGGTATTTGTAAGACGATTACGACCAACTATTTTATTATCTTGTGACGCTAGCTGCTCTTGACTAGAGGTATAGTTAGAGAACTTACCTTCTCTAGTATTAAAGTTATAGATACTATTTGATCCTGGCCTCTGTGCATCGTTGTACATCTGGACGGTTTCGGCTAATGCCTGACTAGCAATCTGATCAGGGTTAGCATCAGGTCCAGCGCTATTTGTTAGTTCAACAACACGGCGATCATATTCACCCTGAAGGTTACCAATGATAATGACACTGGCCTGACCACGAACACCATCAGGAGTGGCTTTCAGACCTGGTGTTGATTTGACAAGCTCCTCAAGCGCCTTGTGATGTAGCTTAGATTTGCCAGACTTATTAGAGGCCTGTTCAGTTGCAAGCTTAAGCCACTTTTGACGAAGTCTAACGCTGGGGACACGCATAACTGCTTCAGGTGTCAGTTGACCAGCAAGGTACAGGTTTTCAAACATTGCATCTGCTTCACGCTCGACTTGAGCAGAAGCAGTGTCCTTTAGAAGTGCATCAAGTTTGGTGCTATTTTCACCTCTAATGCTTCTAATTACTTTTTGCAGAGATTCGATATCAGCCTTTGAAGGCTCAAGGCCGTTGTAGACCTTATCTAAATACTCTTCCTCCAGTAACCTTGCTTCTTCATACCTGTCCTGACGCCTTGCTTCGTTGTTTGCACGCTCTTCAGCAGCAAGCTCTTGCTTCAGGTTTTCAAACGCAGTCGGCTTCATCTCACCGTACGTTTTACCACCCATACCAGGCATCTCTTGATCCATGATTGCATCAAGCTCATCCATCGTTAAGGTGCCAGCATCCATCATCTTTTTAAGATGACTAATGGCTAGGTCAAAGCCCCGCTTCCTACCTAAGCCTTGCCCATTCTCGTCATAGGTGACAGACAATGATTGGACAAATGCAGCAAAGTCATTGTCAGATTCAAACAGAGATGTTACTTCAGCAACTTCTGTAAAGTTATCGTTCTGCTGATCAAGCTTGGCACCCTCTTGCAATGCCTTGGCATGAGTTTTCATGATGCCAGGGTAGAAGACATCACCAATCAGATCATCACCAAATTCGTCAAGATCAAATTTCTCAAAGAACTTCTGACGTGCAGTTTCAATAGCAGCAGCACGTGATGCTTGATCAGTAATTTCAACTCCCTTAAGTTGTTTAGGAAGCCAAGTCTCGTAATAGTGATTAAGAATGTTGAGGTCAATTCGTGCAGTCCGGTATTTACGCCAACCAGACAGCTCACGAACCTGCTTAGCAACCTCATGGTTGCCAGTCTCTTCAAAAGCTTTGGATCCTAATTCTTCAGTCTGTTTGTTTACTTCGCGCAGTTCTTCAACTTCAGACTTGAAGTATGGACTTACAAAGCCTTCCGTGTCAGCAAGGTAGGCATTCCATCTTTCGTTCTGAATCTTTTGAGTTTCCTTTTCACGATACGCAAGCTCACGTTTAACTAAATAATCTCCGAGTTTGCCACTAAGTTGAGACAAGCCTTCAAATGATTTGGCAATTTGATCAGCACGACCCTTATCACGTGTATATAGGTCCTGAACATTCTGCTGTTCAGATCTACGCAATGCCTCTAGGTTGCGGTTGATATATGGAGTGACGTCAGGGACATCAACAGGGGCGAACCCCTCTTCTTTTACAAAGGATTGATACTGAGTCATGATTCTGTCTGTCCCGTTTTAAGTCCTTTGAAACCTTTGTACATATCAATTCCTCCACTAGCCAAAGTACCAGCTGCGCTGAACAAAGCTGAAGTCATATCCATATCCGGTTTAACAGGCGGTAGACCAGGGATAGGTTGGAATTGAACAGGTGCAAGTGTCTTGCGGTTAGCAGCCTTAAGCTTGCTTCTTATGTTGGCAACATCATTCCTAAAGGAGTCTCTACCTCTAACAAGGTTGGCAGATGTCAAAGCTTGAGACCTGCCAAACTCAGCTATATCTCTTGCAGCTAGTCGGTCTGCTGTCCTACCAGTTCCGTAGAACCCACGCTTCTCTGCAAGTTTGACAAACTCACTCTGCAGAGACACAGAGGCCTGATCAAAGAGTGCATTAAGTTGTTGTTGTTCAGCACCATAACCACGGCTAGCAGCAAGGAAGTTCTCATCCAGCTGCTCTTCAGCTCGGGTTACGTTATGTGCATACTCAGCTCTTGAACGATCCCATTCAATTTCACGAATGGCGAGCTGACGTTTGTAGTTATTTGCTGCAGCTCTATTTTGAGCCGAAGCTCCTGCAAGGGTACCCGCTGCACTAGCTGCAGTCGAGACCCCGCCTAGTATCAGTGTCGGTTCGCACACGGCAAAATTCAATAAAGGTTACGTTGTTCGGTCCGTATTTCACTTTACGTAAAAACTTAAAACCGAGGAATTTAAGAAGCTTTAGATGGACTGTATTGCGACTATCGCAAATGTTCCACAGCATCTTTTCTGGTCTACTGTCAATAAACCTTTTACACTTACGTGCAAAGGACTTCGGATACTTATAAATCTCAGGAGTGCATAACATCCAGATCCCGTTCTCGGGACCAATACCAAAGGCTGCTCCCCATTTGTTGTCGGGAGTCAGCCAAGCTCCTGAGTAGCCACTGTGAGCCCCTAGAAGCAGGGAGTAGTACGGGTTATGACCGTGACCCTCCCTGACTTCTCTAAGGTCTTCTGGGCGTAAATTAGACGCTATTTCAACAGCAATTTCTTTAGTAAGTGGATAGATGTACTTAGACACGCTTGTAGTAACTTGGGTTGTAATCACCCTCCCAAGTCAGTGAAGTAAGAGTTGCTGGGAGTGGAGAAGTAGATTTAATTGATAAGGTAAAGTTATCACTCTTTTCATACACAGGTACATAAGCAGCATATGTATCTTCTATACTTACATCACCAGCTTGATAGCTATCAAAAGTGGTAGATGAGAATTCCTGAGAGAACTTAGGCTTACCTACACGGGTCAACTCGGTCTCATACACACCAACACGACTAAAGATAAGATTGACACGATGGATTGTTAGTGAACCACGTTGTTCGTTGATAGTGACATTCCCAGCCTTTGTCTGAACAAAGAACCTAGGTAGGTCAACCTGCATCGTGTAGTCATAACCAAAGTTAAGCTCAACGCCATTCCATTTACCAGGCACAGTGACAGTAGTACCAGTATTAGGTACATCAATTCCTGTGATAATCGATCCATCTGTACCTCCTTTGACTGCTGTCAGGTTTGGTTTTTTGTCTGTGATGCTGGATAACCAGCTAAGAGTAAAGGTTGTTTTATTGGTAGCAGCGTCGTACGCTCCTCCAGTAGCTGGAGAATAGTTATCAAGATGTACTAAGTAAGTATCGTTATTTTCAGCAAAGCTAAGTGCATCGTCACGGATCAAATCAATCTTTTGAAGAAAGAACTGATCATCAACGAAGAAGTAGGTGTCGTCAGTAACGCAATGGTATTTGATTGGACGTCTATGTTCCCATCTAAACCAGGCGGACTGAAGCTGACGTTCGGCAGAAAAGAAGTATCTATAACCAAATACTTCCTTACTATCACGCTTACCAAGAAAAACAAAGCTGTTCTCCCTAGAGTTAGCCATCATATCAAGATCATTGGCTAGCTTACGTGAAACAACTTTGCTAAGTTCGTTGATAGCAGGCTCACCTTCACGTGCAACATTAGCCATTGCAAAGAAGCGAGAGAAGGCACCAGCGTTGTCTACAAAACCAGCAATCACACCCATCGAAATAGGAGGCAGTTTGGCGTTGTAGCTATACGTAGAGACGCTGCCTAGCTTGGCTGATTCTGGCTGAAGGACGTCACTGTCGGTGGCTAGTAAGAACTGCTGGTTCTTTGCAAAGACAATCAAACCTGTGTTCTGTTCCAGGCCGTCAAATAACTCAGATGGATAAGTAGAGCTACAAGAGATGTCAATAGGATCATCTGCCGCAACAGTCAGGGCTGTCTTAACAAAGAAGTTACCAAGGTCCCCAGGACGTGAAAGTACGACGTTGTCTCCACTGAGAACAACAAGTCGATTCCTAAAGAACAAGACTTTATTGATCTTGGCATCTACGAAACTAGGTTCCGGGTTGGTATTTTCATCGCCAACCTCGCGGTCCCCATAAGTAAATTGCTTTACATTAAAGTTACCGTTTGCCGTACGTTGAATAACGATCGGCATTGTTGTCTCATTTAGCTTCTTTTTTATACCAGGCTTCGCGCATTCAGACCAACTACCAGGTCCATCGGATCCTCCATCACCTTCGAATTTAAGATAGTAGTCATCTTCATTACTCGATGAGTTAGAAACTTTGAGGATGTAGCCATTTTTTGACTGGAACGGTAAGTTAGTTACATCGTTGGTTGACTCAGTAACAACAGTCAGAAGGTCTGTGTTTGGTGTGGTGACAGTAAAATCCTGAGTATTGCTATAAAGATAAAGCCCATTACCGATGATTTCTGAGCTAATACCACTAGGCAAATCGCCCTGAATACCACCCAGGATAGAGTCAACACTTACTGATGTCTGTTGATCAAAAGATGTCGGTGAAGGACGAACTGCTGCTAATGATGCTTTGATTGTTGCTGTCTCAGCTTGATCAATAACAATAGGATAAGTCTTATCTTCTAGTGTGACATTAAAAGTATCACCTTCAAGCCAGCCTTCACCACCATGTAGGAGGTCTATCTCACATTTGTAACTACATGTGTATTCATTAGCGTCGTCCAAATTCGATTGACCAGGCACTGGTCCTTGCTGACCAGTAACGGTAAGTCTAAAAATTAGATTATTTCTGCCAGTGACACTACTGCCATTATTAGTTACTGTACCATTAAAATTGTAATTAGTATTAGCCGTTCCAGAACTAATAGTAAATACTTTCGTACCAATGTGAGGGCAATGTCCCCTATTACCACTGAAGGTTGTATAACCTTGACCAGTAGGATTAGCACTGACAAAAGTAGCGCTGCTTATCTGTGTAGTTGCACTAGAAGCTGGGTCATGAATGTTCAACGCATACTGACGGCCATTGACAACCTGTTTTACTTCAACAAAGGCAACATAGGTATGGGGATTTTCGGGTGTCTTGTGTGCAGATGTCGGGTGCATCTCAACCGTCTTCTTACGGTTGCAGGCAAACGTAGAGTCATTGATAGTCGTGAACTGAAGATCACCAGCAGCGGGTGAGCCGTGAGCCAAGTAAGCCTTCAGGTCGGTTTCTTGACCAGACTCGTAGGTGACTGTGATCGCATTTCCGGTCTCGCAGCTCCACATGTTGACGCTGCCATCTGTCTGAATTTGACCGATGTAGCTACCTTCAGTTTCATCACGGTAGTAGTGGAACCAATGTGTAGAAGTCGTGGCACCAGCAAGTGCTGATGCACCAACTCTCTTAGCACCAGGTCGTTTATACAGACCCCTGGTTAGGTCTGGGATGCAGTTGACAGCATCTCGTACTTGACCCTGACCTTTGTATTGATCCGGAGCTTCGTTGATGCCACCGAAGAAGTCAGGGATTCTTTGTGTAATTGCACTCATCAGCGACGAAGTCCTAGATACGGAAGATAGGTTTGATATGAGGTGTCATCACCAAGACCCATATAGTTATGGTCACCTTGGTTGCACTCGTACTCCATGCAGATTGCCCTTGTATAGGCTTCCTGTTGTTGAAGCAACTGAACCAACGTAGGGTTAGAAACAAGCTGCGTAGCAGCCCTTACAGAAGCCTTCTGGACGATGTAGCGCTTAAAGACCTGGGGTAGATCTTCAAACGGCCAAAGATAAACAACATCACAACTCACCTTGTCAGTAAACTGATCACTATGTTTGATCTTGTCGTACAGGTATGCACCACGCTTGACTACGTTAGTAGTACGAACGTGGAAATCATCATGCACATCTAAACGCAGCACGTTGGATGGAATAGGAATCTTGTTATTAACAGGAGAGAACTCCACGTGTGATTCGGTGTTATACACCCAACCCTCGCTTTGTACTTCCATGTTAGTTTCCTTTAGAAGCTGCAAAATAAATGCAACCTCAGGGTTAGCCAAGGTGTTGTAGGTCTCCACCTTCTTTGTAATCAGGACTTTTGCCTGATTGATTGGTGCTGTAGTAAAAACAATGTTGCCAGAACTCACGACATAATCAGTAGCTGCAACACCATTTACTGTTACAGAGATCTGGGAAGGAGAGTCATAGCTGTAGCCGATAGCAAAGGTCTGGTTAGAGCCGTTGCCGGTCAATTCTGTTTCCGCTTCAGTTTCAAGGTTTGCACCAAGAGTAGTGACTGGGGACTGACCAATGCTCCCCAAAATTGAGTTTACTGCGGATAGTTCGGTATCGAGATCAATAGTAGTAGGAGCAGGCATATAAATAAAAAAAAGGGACTCCGAAGAGTCCCCGTAGAAAACATAGAATTAAATCAGAACGCAGCAGCGCCAGAGGTTGCAACAGCACCGCTGGTAACTGTGGGAGCAACGTCACAGACGAATTCCACAGCAGCAGCGGGGTTCAGATAATCAGCACCCATAGCCAGACGTCCAACGATCAGGTCACCCTGATACATCACGGAAGTGTCGTTGGAAGTGACTTGGACTTGAGGTCCGATTGCTTCAACAACACCTGCAGCTTCACGCTGGAAAATAAGACCACAGGACTTACCGAAGACCTGACCACCGTAGTTGTTACGGGAGCCATAGTTGTCGCCAGACACAGCGGTGTCAGCAGGCATGGTTTCGCCAACGAAGTCGCCAGCCAGAGGCAGGCTGGAGTTGGTACCAAACTTGCCCAGGAACGGAATGTTCATGGACTTGTAGATCTGGATACCAGCGATTTCGATGATGCCTTGACCGGACTGCAGGGCAGTTCCCTGGACGTCGCGGTTCACCAGGCCGTTGGAACCAACAGCTTGGATCAGCTCGTAGTACTGACGGGGGTTGATAACAGCCACACGTCCTTCGGAGCTGACACCCTTCTCATCGAGAGCAGCAGCAGCGTCATAGAAGCCTGCAATCAGTGAGGTGGGGTTGGTAGCGTCAGAGCTGTCGGTAGCAGTACCGAGACGGATCTGGGTGCCACCAGGCTCTTTGTAGTTAGTAGCAGTGATCGGGGAGACCTGACGTGCACCACGAGTGATGCTGCGGAAGATCTTCCGGTCATAAGTTTCAGCCAGGGCGTAGCCGATCTTGCGAGAGATCTCACCACGCAGCTCGTAATGAGCAAGGGTCTCGTCCAGCTCATACAGGAAAGCGGAGCTGACCAGCAGGTCATCGACCGTGATGGTCTTCTCAGCCACCGGAGGAGCTTTGTCGGAGTTACCCAGGATCGGGGTACCAGGGGTGTGATATTCAGCCTTGGTACGACCGGTGTAGATGAACTGAAGAGACTTGCCGTTCTTCAGGGTGCGCTTCATGACGAGGTCACGAGCGATAGAGTTGTATTGGAAACCCTTGAACACTTCTCCACTGAAAAGGTCCAAGTAAAGATCGCGGTTGTTAGAGGCGTTGCCTGTCAGATTAGCGCGACCAAGGTTTACCTGATTGGTATTAGCCATTGGTAAAAAATAAAGTAATTAAAAATATGTAGCCTTTTCGATCGATCAAAATTTTTGTGGTCTATTCCCACCGTCTAGACGGCTAAGGGTATCCTCCGTAGAGGGCCAAAGCCAATACTGGCGGGAGGACTTGCACCTCCCTGTAAGCTTTACTTAACCAGTTGTTTGTAAACTACACCACGATAACGAAGAGCATCAACTTTATAGTTGTCAGCTTTTTTCTTAGCGTTTTCGATGTAGCGGATAACGATGTTGGACATTAGTTCGTACAAGATAAACCTAAGCCCCGTTCCATGCTTAGGCAGTCATGCGTCCAATGTAGCTTCAAGCACCATTTTAGTGAACTGTGTCTCTAAGAAATCAATATCAATTTGTTCTTGTGGGTGACCACCTGACCATTGTTGTTTGTAATACCTTAGAGCATCTCGAATAATACGAGCGCCACCATCATCTACTTGAATATCAAACATAGGATGAACGTACGAAATGTTATTTTTTATTGATCTTGGCGTTGATCGCAGCAAGTTCAGCGCGGTAACGTTTCTCTGCTTTACTGTCGCCAGACATAGCAGCCTTAACGATTGACCTCTTGAGTTGCATACGCTTCGCTAAGAATGCGTGAGATGCAGGCATGATTAAGCAATAGTTGGTGCAATCAGTGCCACGGGAGTAGTCTCCACGGATGCAAGGTCGAGAGGAAAGTTATGTGCGTTCCGCTCATGCATCACCTCAAAGCCGAGGTTGGCACGGTTGAGAATGTCAGCCCACGTGTTAATCACATGACCTTGACTCTCGGTAATTGATTGGTTGAAGTTGAAGCCATTCAGGTTGAAAGCCATGGTAGAAACACCAAGAGCAGCAAACCAGATACCAACAACAGGCCAGGCTGCCAAAAAGAAGTGGAGACTACGGCTGTTATTAAAAGAAGCGTACTGGAAAATAAGACGACCAAAGTATCCATGAGCGGCTACGATGTTGTAGGTCTCTTCCTCTTGGCCGAACTTATAACCATAGTTCTGGCTTACCTCTTCAGTAGTCTCACGGATAAGGCTGGAGGTAACCAAAGAGCCATGCATAGCAGAGAACAAAGCGCCACCGAAGACGCCAGCAACTCCCAGCATATGGAATGGATGCATAAGGATATTATGTTCTGCCTGAAAGACCAACATATAGTTGAAAGTACCGGAGATACCGAGCGGCATTCCGTCAGAGAAGGATCCTTGTCCAAACGGATAGACAAGAAACACGGCAGTAGCAGCAGCTACAGGTGCAGAGTAAGCAACAAAGATCCAAGGACGCATCCCTAGTCGATAGCTAAGTTCCCACTCTCGTCCCATGTAAGAAAAGACGCCAATGAGGAAGTGGAAAAC